AAAAGATTGAGGTGTTAATTACCCAGGTTAATGTTATGCAAGAAAAAATAAACCACATATCAGACACAGTAGAAAAACAATCCAAAGATATCGCTGATCTCAACAAACGCATGAACATGGGAGCTGGTGGCATTAAAGCTATCGCTCTCTTTGGCGGTATTATTATTGCTGCTGTAGCTCTTTTTACAAAATTTTTTGGCTTAAAATAAACAGATAAATCATTATGATTATCCTGTGGATAAGCGAATATTAAAAGGCTTTCAATCCGAAATGGCTGCAGAGCTTTGGCTCACTCAACAAGGCTATATTGTCTACGCTAAAAAAGCAGTCCAATCCCCTATTGATTTTTGTTGTTATGATCCAGAAACTAAACAAGTTTTATTAGTCGATGTTAAATCCTCCAGTTACCGCAAAACTGGCAAGAGAGTAAACTCCCAAAATAACTTTATTTATCGATCACCTACACCTTTACAAAAAGAATTAGGTGTGAGATTATTGTACGTTTCAGAGGAGGGTGAGTGTACTTTAGACTCACCAGTAAAGAAATGATTTGGTCATTATTAGGTACTGTCGCTAAAGGAGCTATTGACGTAGTTAAAACAAAGACAGAAACAAAGAAGCTCCTGGCAAAAGCAGAACAGACTCATGCCATGAAAATGGCTGAAGGTAAAATAGATTTTGAAATAGCAGCTCAAAAGAATATGAAAGACTCCTGGAGGGATGAATGGTTTACAATCCTATTAAGTATTCCCCTGGTGATTGTTTTTATTTCTATATTTTTCAATAAACCAGAATGGGTAGATAAATTAAAAGAAGGATTTGATACCTTGAATAGCTTACCAGATTGGTATATTTATGCACTCATGGCTGCTATAGCCAGTTCTTTTGGTATTAAGATTACTGATCTTGCTATCAAGAAATTTAAAAAGTAGGAGATAACATGGAAAAATATGCTTACAAAGCTATCGAAAAAATGGATGAATGGATTGCCTGGTTCAGAGATGCTAGTCCATTAAAGAAATTTATTTTCTTTGCAGCTCTAATGATTGTTCTCGTTGTTCTAAATAAAATCTTTTAATGCACTGGTACGATTGGTCTAAAAAGACTATCCAAGAACAAGAAGAATATAAAAAAAAATCTCAATTAAAAATCTGTCCTGAGTGCGAGAAGTATCCTTGCATTGGTGATAAGTACCTGGATGTATGGTGTTGTATTGACTGTGGTGCGATCCGTAAAAAAGAAAAAGAAGAAAGTAAAGAAGCGACCAGTCTATAAAGTCTATAAGACTTATTACAAGACAGGGGAATATTACATTGGTGTCACCAGTAAGACAGGAGCTGCGTTTGATAATTACTGGGGATCAAATACCACCGATAGAGTTCCGAGCCATAAAGATATAATTTACATCACTCACAACAAAGCGGATGCTAAATTGGTAGAGCTAATCTATCAGCTCCAAAACTTCTACCAGGCTGATTGTTTGAACAAAATGTTAAACATTCGACTCCGCAGAGATCACATCAAAAAGATACCGAGATTTAGTATTAAAATAACCGAATAAGATTATACTAGAGAGTCTTTAAAACGCTCTGAAAACGTCTTAAAATGGATTTTTTGAGGGTTATTTTGTGTCTATTTCCTCAATTCTTGTCCAATCTGTATCATTCTTTCTTAATAGGACATCGTCTTTATAAATGATAGCCAAATATACTCCTAAATCATTTTGAGCATTAGATAAATTTGTTGTATTTATTTTTAACACTCCGTCTGTTTTTCTGTTATAGATCATTGGAGTCTTGACATCTAATAAATATGTTTTGTTAGTTTCATGACTAACACAAACAATATCAATTAATCCCGTTGCTCCTATATTTTTAAATACTTCAAAGTTTCTCTCGAATAAAGCTGAACACATATTCATCTCTGAAATATCACCTTTTCTTTTTTGATCGTACTTTTTGTCTATTGTTTTAATCAACCAACTTTCCTTTCTCTAAGATTGTAACATCTAAAACACTCATATTTAGGATTAGTATCCCCATAATGATTAACTCTGATTAAATTAATTTCTAACCACTTCCGATTACAGACATCACAAGGATGTAACTCCAGGCTGTGCTGAAATTTTTTACCCCTAACTTGGAATTGCTTTTTTCTTTTCACAATAGATAACAAAATCTTCTATATTATTCTGCTGCATAATTGTAATAACATCTTTGGATGCTTCCTGGCATTCATGAGCTGTTTTAAAATTAGCATTAAGGTGAGAACAAGTTCCATTCGCACACATTGTTATCCATAAAATAAATTTTACCATTCTACATCTAGACTACAGCTTTTACATTGACCTTGCAAACTTCTTAACCAGGCTAACCATAGCTCTGGATCTGCTGTTCTATATGTTTTGGAAACTTCTGGACTGACTCGTCTAATTCTAAACTGGGTAATTTTATTTTCCTGGACTGTATACAATACAACAAAACCTGGGAGCTGCATCTTATCAGCAATCTTTTTAACTAAGGTATAGGCTTTGTCTTGACCTTTATCCATCGCCACCTCAATGATAGCCAGGGGTTCATAACAAACTTTGCAACACTCAACAGAGTCTACATCAATCATGGCAATCCCCTCATATTGACGATGCCATTCGGAGTAATGATCCCCCTGGTTAAAGTAATTCCATCTAGCCATCTAAAACATCTTTATGATCGTTTAGGTATTGCATCAATTTATTGTTATACCAATCAGCTTTACCAGCATCTAACAATTTAGCTTCTACTGTTCCTCCATGTTTGCTGCCTAATCTCATTGTGTATTTCATAATTTGACCTCGCAAAAATCCAACAACCTCAATAGGTGTTAATTGACTAATGATAGCATCAAAGGTTTCTATCAATTTATTTCGATAATGATCGGGGTTTATTTGTTCTGGCATTCTTCCTCCACTGAATTTTTATTTGCGAAATAACCAGGGTGAAGAACATATCGCTCTAAATAACGTCTGTTCTTCTTCCTGGCTCTTTCTTCTTTGTTTAAGATCTCACCTCTGGTGTATTGTCTTAGAGTCTTTTGATCTTTCATGACTAAAACGGAGCGTCATCTGAGGATACATTACCCTCTGCATTGTTAGAGCTGCCGCCTGTAAATGGCTGCCATTCTTCCACCGCTAAAGACACTGTTGGATATCCAGTATTCTTTGTTGTGCCTTGCCACAGAGTTAGTTTATAAGCCTGTCCAGCTTTTAAAACGATATCCTCTTGTGGTGTAAAGCCTTCCTTGTGAGATGATGCTAGTGGTTTCTTCCCCCATGATGTCATCGCTCCTTTGAGGTCATCCCCAGGGAACATATTTAGATATTTTTTACTCATGTAGATGTTTTCCTTTCTTGAGTTCATTCATCTGTTGTTCTTTTTTATTGTAGATAGATCTTGCTTTGTTCTTATCTTCTTCGCTTAAACTTTCTAACCAAGATTTAAACTTCGTTACTACTTCATTTAAGTGATAAGATCTTTGTGCTTGATCTACTGCAGCAGTAAATTCTTTAAACTTATCCGCTGTTGTGCCAGAGTTTTGTATTGTCTGGCTTTTAGCTTCCGCTATTTGTATCTCATCATAAGATGCAAACTCCTGTCCGCTAAAACCTAAATTAGCAAGACTACGACCAATCGCACTGGTTTCGCAGACCTCCCAAAAACTTGTGAGATTAACAGGAGCAGATCCTTCTCTAAATTCCTCTGCTATTCCTGTTGATACAACTTTTCCATCAATACTGATAGAGCATTTCATGACAACTACTTCTGTTTCTAAATTTTTTACTTTAACTTTGTCATTCTTAACGACATCCACAGTGATAGCAGCGTCTGGAAAATACATTCTAAATGCTTTCAGTCTTTGATTGACTGTGCCATATTTTTTTCCACCTCTTACTGTCATCGCATTCTTTTGAAAATCTTTTTCGTAAACAGCGATAGCAGCTTTTAATTTATCTTGATTGTTCATTAATATTTTTTCTCCTATTTATTTCTTTTTGTGCAACAATAATTAAATCGTATGGATCACGATCCTGTTTAATGTCATTTGCTTTCCAACTAATACATTGAATATTATCTATCGTATGCGGTTTAGAATTATCTAAACGATCAAAAGATATAACCATTTTATCATTGGGAATAAATGTCATTGGCTGATTAAAATAAGAACAAATAAATTGACCAGTTCTTACATCTAAAGTTTTATAAAGTTTTTCTCTTAATTGAGGAACTCCAGGTATAGACTTAGCAGACTCCTCACCAAAAGTTTTTATATCAAACTTTTTCATATCTCTTTTTCTTTGACGTAAAATATTCTTTTCATTCATTTTATATTTTAATGATGATTTTTTCTTTCTATCGTCAATCCTAGTACATTCTAAACAGCGTCTATTTCTTGTTACTCTTTCTGTTAAATGACCATGAACACAAGGAACACCAGTATAATACCTAGATAATTTCCTTCTTTTAGCTTCTACTGCACTAATAATTTTCATACTAGATCTGTTCCTATTTTAATATGAAACCATACATATTTCATATCTTGTTTTTCTTTGAGTCTGTTTCTACATCTGCATTGATGAGATAGTTCTCTTTCTTTTTGTTTCCTTCTATCCATCTTTACTAGCGGATAGATTTTATATTCATCCTGTAACTCAAGTGAGTTTATGAATGGTTCTAGTGGGATAATATTAGCGACCATAAAATTGTTTTACCTCCTGTAATTCTTCTGGTGTATATCCATAATAGTTAATGTTGTTAAAGTCTGGCTGAATAAAATTCTTTGCGATGTACTCAGCATCATCTGATAGCTTCACTAAATTTTGTCTGGTAAGAGCTGTACGATAGAAATCCTTCATACAGCTTTCACCAGTTTCAGCACTTAATGCGGAGGAATTGACTGTGCTGAAAACTTTATATTCATAGGGTGTTGCATAAATTAAATAGCCTTGTTTCTTGGTAGCTGCTCGGTAAAAAGATACTTGATCTACATGAGCCTTTTCTGGTTCTTCTGGTATCGCAACTTTTCCATAATTGTAAGTACCATCTTTTCTCGGTTTACCAGATCTCTTTTGCCATTTAGTTTTTGCTTCTATAAAAAATTCTTCTGTTTCCATATCGGTACGACCAGTCCAAGGAATATCTATTCCATCCATCCATAAATTAACGTACCGCTCACTGTTTATTGTTTTATAAGTTTTTATTTCTAAATCTTTTAATGCTTGGATATAATTTTTCACTGTTGCGGGGATCGCTTCCATGTTTACTTCAAATTGTTTCATTTCTTTTTCATCATCTAAAAAATTTCCTTTTCTTTTTAGATAATCTTTGACCGCTAGATCTACAGACTCATCCTCGGACTTGTCAAAAAGAGCGTAGTTATCCCAACCAATTTGTGCTGATACTCCCGCTAACATTTTAGCGTTTGGTTTTTTCTTCCTCCTCCATTCTTGATCTTTGTAAACGTATTCATACCACCATCCGCACAGCGGTTTATTTTTCTGTGTTGGTGATAAATGATTGAGTCCATGCTTCAACCAATGTTCCCCAACAAATTTAAAATCATCCATTTAATTGCTTCCTTTTCTTGATCTTAGCTATTGCTGCTATAATGTCAAATCCTTTGTATGGTGTTCAAATTTTCTTCTTAATTTTATTAATTCTTCTTTTTCTTCTACAAGTTCCTTTGTATATTCAGAATTTTGAGAACCTAGTTTGTATTCTTGTTCTATTAACATATTGTATGTACCTATTTTGTGGTGAATACAGCTGATTAGTTCGTCTATTATTTTTTGATTTTTTATTGTTATCATTTTACCCCCTTAAATATTTAACAAAGCCTGTTGGATCTATTGCTTCTTTGCCTTCTTGTTCGCTGAAAATATTTCCTCTTTTGTGCTTGGCAGCTTTGTCATAAGATGCACTTTTAAAAATATTTCCATCCATATCTACAAAAGCAATCGTATTTAATAGACCGCCAAAGGTGGGAGCAACCTCCCCCACCTTCAGATATTTTCTGCCTATCTCATAACTAATTAAATTGGATCTACCGAATGCCAGGTTTCTGCGTCTTTGTATTTCTTCACAAAGTTTTTTAGTTTTCTTTTTTACTTCTGGCTTTTGATAAAAATAATCTGCTTGGACTTGGCTCATTTTTTTTGTTCCCTCCTGTAAATTAAATCAGTAATGAAAAGCAATATTTCTTCTTTCTCGTCATTAGTAAATGTATCAATATCAAGTTTTTTGGTTACATCGTAAATGTCAGCATCTTTATAATAGAATGATGCTTCAATTTCTAACTCTGTAAACCTCATCTCTAAATTGATAACTTCGCTTTTTGTCATCATTTTAGTTAGCTTTTCCTCACTAGCAGCTTTTTTTAAATGCTCGTGAAAATAGTTCCTGGCTTCTTGTTTCATTTTCCTCCTATCTAAAAATTTCTTTAATAAAATATAAAAGAAATGCAAATGCTCCAAAGTGAGCGACCAGGGTTAAAAAATCATTAAGCATTTAAAATTCCCCCTGTACTTCTGTCGCTGTTTTACGATTAGGATCATTTAACCAGGCTTCGATCTTTTCTGGCGTGTCAATGTGATGTTCTTCTGGAACATCCTCGTGATAAACGAGCATATTCCAATAATATAAACGACCATACTCCTGGTCTGTTCTATCATAATGCAACAATCCTTTTTTATTTAAAGAACCAAACAAGCCGACAAGTGTTGGCACATTCCAACCACCTTTTTTAGATCTGATTGCTGCCTGGACATCATCAAAATAAACTTCGTTAGTTTGACCAGTCATAAAAATAGCACAATCTAAAAAGTCTTTTTCTTGCTGTGTAAGATTAATCATTGTTTGACTCCTTAAGCTCTGGTAGTTCATCTTCTCTGCCAAGATTTTTTGCAATATCTTGAAACCATTCTTGATCTTCTGGATGCATATCTTCAAACTCATCCAAAATATCTTCAAAAGTTCCCTCAATGCCGTTATAGGGTGAAGTATAAAAAGATGTTAAATATTTTCCTCGCTCTGTTTCTTCGTAAACAGCAACTTGATAATCGCTGTTAGTTAAAAAAACATAACCAGAATTTTTATTGAAACCGATCTTGACTCCATCATTGTCAAAATCTGATGGTAGACCATTATCAAACATGGCACACAATAAATCTTTAGCCATTTCTAGTTCTCTTGTGCCAAACTGGCTAAGATCTTCGGTGTAAATATTGTTTGTCATTTTATAACCTCCGCAGTTATATAATTAATTAATATACTTATAGCATAATAAGCTATTAATAGTAAATGGTCAATATTGTCGCACCAAAAAAAAATATAAAATAATTTGCAAAATAAAAATATTTATAGATATTCATGCTATGACATTAAATGAATATAGACAAAAAAACAATTATACATTCAAAAAACTGGCGGAAATACTGGGTTTTTCAGAGCATAGCAATTCAGCAAGATTAGTTCAACGATGGTGTCAAGGTTTAATTCCATCCTCAACCAATATAAAAAAGATTGTGAAAGCAACCAATGAAAAAGTCAAAGTTTCTGATTTCTTCAAAGATTAATCCAGATCTTTTGATATTCCGTTGGAAAGATCCTCAAGAGGATGAAACAGGATGGAAAGAGTTTCCCGATAGTTTCATAGGACTTGCCAAGTGTTTTAGTGTGGGATGGGTAATTGGTGAAGATCAAGAATGCTACGTTTTGGCAGCTGATTTGATCGTCAATGAAGATAATGAGATAACAGATACAGGAAGGCGGCAAAGTATCTACAAAGGAAAATTAAACATATTCTGGAGGGTGAAATTTAATATTTATGATAAAAAAATGGAAGCTGTTAAAAATCGTAAACCAATCAAACCAGTTAAATGATGCAGCCAGACGGGTTATGTTTTTTCTTTTAGATAGAGAAAATAACAAAACAGGAAAGCTGTTCCCAAGCCATGCAAGACTAGCAGAAGATACTGGACTTTCTAGAAGTAGTATCAAAAGAGGTATATCTAGCCTTATTGAAAATGGATTTTTAACTAGATTAAAAATTGGTTATGTAGGCAGAGCTACAGAATATAAAATAAATTATGATGTAAAGGGGTTCACATTTGAGCCAAAAGGGGTTCAGATTTGCACCAAAAGGGGTTCAGAATTGAGCCACCAATTAACTAATAAATTAACTAATGAATTAACTAATATAGAGGGTTCAAATATGACCACCAATAGAGAAGAAGAAAAAAAGAAAGTAGCAAATATATTAAAAAATCTTACTAAAGGATTTAATCCTAATTACAAAGCAGTTGTAGAAGGTAATAAAAGAAAATATTTAGATCCAGAAAGTATTAGACAAAGATATGTTCAAAAGACTGGAGATTATAAAGCAAGTTTTGAATGGAAAGCTAAATATTTAAATCCCAAGACAAGCGAGGAAGCATGGAATATCGCTGTTTATTTAGGGATTGTAAAGGATTATAAAAAAAATAATGGTAGGTAGACCAAGTAAAAAGGTATTTTGCCAAGCAAAAAGAAAGTACGATGGTAAACAATGTCAAGCAAAAGGAATACTTTGCAAGAATGGAAGATGGATTTGTCGTTACCATGGGGGTAAATCAACAGGAGCAAAAACGCTTGAAGGCAAGTTGAAACAATATAGAAACTTGATACAGTACAAGGATAAAACAGATGAAGAAATCAAAAGAATTATATTCAAAGATAGTTGAACAATTAGAACTAGGTAATAGTCTAGCTTCTATTTGTAAGAAAAAGGAAATGCCAAGTTTAGCCACTGTGCATGAATGGATGAAGAAAGATCAAAAGTTTAAAGAACTAGTATTAGACGCAAGGCGACTCGGTGCGATGACCTGGTTAGATTGGATGCAAGACTTATTGCAACAGGAATGCGAACCGCAGCAAGTTCAATGGAACAGGGAAAGACTACATCACGCAAGGTGGATGGCTAGTAAGTTAGTTAGTGTATTTGGTGATAAGCAAACAGTAGTTAATGAAGGTGATCCGATTATCAAGGTAGTTTGGAAGGAAGAAGAAACAGGAGATCATCCCAGTACAGAACAAAAAGCAGACGATCACGCACACGCAATAAGAGGTTCGAACAACAATGAGAAGAAAAGCATTCAATAAGCCAATGAAATCAACACTATATACCGCTTATAATACAAGTTATGCAAACTTAGGAACATTTTTCCAAAAATAATGACTGATTTTACAGATTTTTTTACATCGATACCCCAAAAAACTGGTGTGCGTCTGAGTATATATAATACATGGGAGTTCAAGACACTTGGACAAAGATAGTTACATTACCGCCAAAGTAATCATTAACAACAAAACAAAAGAAGTATCAATTGTTATTGGTAAATTTGACGATGAACAAGCTATGTTAAAAGCAGCAAGAGAACTATGTGAACACCTGGCTATAGACTTTAGTGACGAACTACTAGCCTTACAGGAAACCATCCATTGAAACTAATAGAGATACCTTATACCCCTAGACCACAACAGAAAGAACTACATAGTAAATTATCCAAGTATAGATTTGCTGTAATCGTGATGCATCGTAGAGGTGGTAAAACTGTTATGTCTATCAACCACCTCATTAAATCGGCTCTGACGAGCAAAAAAAAGGCATTTAGAGGTGCATTCTTTGCTCCTACTAGAGTCCAGGCTAAATTGATTGCCTGGGATTATTTAAAACATTATTCCCGTAAGATACCTGGGATGAAGTTTAATGAAACAGAATTAAGAGCTGACTTCCCTACAGGAGCGAGAATATCTTTGTTTGGTAGTGAAAATCCAGACTCTGCTCGTGGTCAATACTTTGATGAGATCTTTTGTGATGAATATGCTCAGATGGATGAAAGACTATTTCCAGAAATCTTACGACCAGCTGTTGCTGACCGCTTGGGAAATATTTACTTTATCGGAACTCCGCAAGGAATGAATAGTTTTTATGATTTGTATGAGAAAGCTAAAGGAGATGCAGCCTGGCTAACAGTTATTCATAAAGCGAGTGAAACAGGATTAGTACCTAAAGAAGAATTAGAAGAAGCAAGGAAACTGATGACCGAGGATCAGTATCAACAGGAATTTGAATGTTCCTGGACAGCCAATGTAAGCGGTGCGGTTTATGGTAAAATTATTGATAAGATGGAAGAAAAGAAACAAATTGGTAAGTTTCCCTTTGATCCTGGCTACCCTGTAGATGTTTATTTTGATTTAGGTATATCAGATGATACTAGTTTATTATTTATTCAGCCTGTCGATAGAGCAGTGATTGTATTTGATTGTTATAGTAATAATAACAAAAGCCTGGATCACTATGCAGACTATATCCGACAAACAGGCTACCCCATTAGAAATTTTGTATTCCCACACGATATAGACCATAGAGAGATGTCTACTGGACATTCCAGAAAAGAATATGCCTATAGTATGGGAATGCGACCAATCCGAGTCTGTCCAAAGCTGCCGATTGAAGATGGCATCCATGCTGGACAACTCTTGCTAAATCGCACATATATTGATAGAGATAACTGTAAACCTTTCTTGGATGCGATGAGATGGTATCATCGTAAGTGGTTAGATAAATTAAAAACTTTTTCGAAACCGATCCATGATTGGTCAAGTCACTATTGCGATGCCTGGCGAACAGCTGCTGTTGCAATTAGAGATTTGGATTTTAACAACACTGCTCCTGTGCAGAGATTTGCAGAGGGGTTAAACTACGATCCTTTAGGGAGGGATTGATTATGGGATTTTTAAGACCAAAGACACCAGCTCCGCCACCACCTCCAGCTCCGCTGCCTGAAGTACCAGCAGCTACCGCTGCAGAGTTACCAGCAGAGTCTACAGAAATGATTAAACAAACAATGAAGAAGAAAAGAGCTGGGTACACCAAAACTATTTTAACTTCTAAAAAAGGCGTGGAAGAAGATCCACAAGTTTATAGAAAAACTTTATTAGGCGGTTAAGATGGGATCAGAAGCAGCAACTAAATCAAGAGAAACAAAAAGAGCAGCCACCACTCAAGAATTAATGTCAAACATTATGACGGGTGGAGAGATCTCTAAAAAGAGAGAAGCTGAATTAGCGAAAGCCGCAGATGCGGGTAGAGGTATTCAGTTTATAGAAGGATCACCAAAGGTAAAAGGTTTAACACAAAAAGGTGGTAAACCAGTTTTTAGAACTGGAGCTACAGCAGCAGATTACACAGGAAGAATAGCTGCGTCTACACCAACATTTGGAGAAATGGCTGGAGATATGGCAAGAGCGGTTTTTGGAGGTAAGGCAAAAGATCCAGAATATTTAAGAAGTGGAATTAGTTCTGCTCCAGGTACAACCACTAAAGACTATATGCAGTACACTCCTAAACCAAGAGAGCAAAAAGGAATTATCCCAACAATGATGAGCAAAGGTGGTTTAGTAGGAATGGCGATGAGTTCTGTTTTAGGTAAAGAAGATTTAAGTAAAGAAACACCAGCAGAAAAAAGAAGAAGGATTTATGAAAAGGGTGTCAAAGATTATTCCACACTACTAGGTGGACAAAGAAATCAGAAAGGTGGATTAATTAAATAATGCATGGCAAGGATTTAAAAAGCCAGTTTAGTCAATTAAAAACAAAAAGACAAAACTGGGAAAGTCATTGGCAAGAAGTCGCTGACTATTGTTTACCTAGACGAGCTGATGTCACTACCACCAGATCTAGGGGTGATAAAAGAACTGAGAGAATTTTCGATGGCACAGCTTTACATAGTCTAGAACTATTAGCTTCCTCCCTACATGGAATGCTGACTAATGCTGCTACTCCCTGGTTCTCAATGAGATTTAAAGATGAAATGATCTCTAGTGTAGAACAAAACAAAGAATGGTTAGAGTCATGTACTGATACAATGTATATGGCATTAGATAGATCTAACTTCCAACAAGAGATCCATGAATTATATACAGACATGGTAGCCTTTGGTACTGGCTGTATGATGATTGAAGAAGATGAAAAAGATTTTATAAGATTTTCAACCAGGCACATTAAAGAAATCTACATCCAGGAAAATAACAAAGGAAAAGTAGATACTATTCATCGTGAGCTAAAGATGTCTGCTAGAGCTGCGTACCAGCAGTTTGGAGATAAGTTACCAAAAAGAATAATGAAGATTGTTCAAACAGCTCCACATGATGATGTCACGATTTATCACTGTGTAAAACCAAACGATGATTTAAATCCTTATAAGATGGATAACAAATCAATGGAGTTTAGTTCTGTTTACTATGATGAAGATGGAACAATTATTTCCATGTCGGGTTTTAGAGAGTTCCCTTTTGTTGTACCAAGATGGTTAAAATCAAGTAATGAGATTTATGGTAGATCACCATCGATGACAGCTCTTGCTGATATTAAGATGATTAACAAGATGGCAGAAACAACAATTAAGGCTGCACAGAAAATGGTAGATCCACCATTATTAGTTCCTGATGACTCTTTTGTCTTACCCGTAAGAACACAACCAGGCGGATTAAATTTCTACAGATCTGGTTCAAGAGATACGATCACGCCATTAAACATTGGTGCGAATACCCCATTAGGTTTAAATATTGAAGAACAAAGAAGAACAGCTATTAAACAAGCATACTATGTGGATCAGTTATTGATGTCACAAAACATTCAAATGACTGCAACAGAAGTAATGCAGCGTAACGAAGAAAAGATGAGATTGTTAGCTCCCGTCTTAGGTAGACTACAATCAGAAATGTTACAGCCTTTGATTAATAGAACTTTTAATATTCTACTAAGGAAAGGAATATTACCTCCAGCTCCAGAAGAACTACAAGGTCAAACTATTGATATCGAATATGTATCACCATTAGCAAGATCTCAGAAACAAGGAGATGTCCAGGCAATACTTCGTACCTTAGAGATTATCACTCCGATGTCACAGATGAGTCCAGTAATGGATTTCATTGATAGTGATAGAATGGTTAATCACCTAGCTAAAGTTTTAGGTGTACCATCGAAAGTGATACGATCAGTGGATGAAGTCCAAGCTATCCGACAGCAAAGAGAAGCTGCACAAAGACAAGCAGCACAACAACAACAGGATATGCAGATGGCTGAAGCTGGTGGAAAAGTAGCACCTTTGGTGAAGGAACTACAGCGTGGATAAAAAAACACTAGAAGATCTTTTTCAAAACTACAGAACAACTTTTGGTACTGTCCAAGGACAGAAAGTTTTAGAAGATCTAGAAAGTAGACTCCATCAAAACACAACTACATTTTCCAAAGACTCATTAGAAATGGCATATCTTGAAGGACAAAGATCTGTCTTACTAATGATTAAAAATATAATTAAGGAGAAAACGAAAAAATGAGTGAAGAACAGACAACTGCTGTTGAACAGCAATCTGAAGTAACACAAGAAACACAAGCGGCAGATCCTGGCGTAACTTTCTTAGATCAGTTACCAGAGGATTTACGAGGAGAACCATCATTAAAAAATTTTACTAATGTTGGTGATTTAGCAAAGAGTTTAGTCCATGCACAGAAAATGATTGGCATGGATAAAATTCCAGTACCTGGCAAACATTCAACACAAGATGATTGGAATGTTATTTATTCTAAACTAGGTAGACCAGAAACACCGAATGATTATCAGTTTGAAACAAACTTAGATGCAAGTGATCCTGGACTACAACAGTTTAAAGAAGTAGCACATTCGATTGGATTAAATGCAGACCAGGCAAATAAGATATTAAACTTTTATGGTGAACTATCTGAAAGTGGACAACAAACATTAGCTGCACAACAACAGCAAGTAAGAGAACAATCAGAGTCTGATTTAAGAAAAGATTGGGGTTTAGCTTTTGATAAAAAGATACAACAAGCAGATAGTGTCTTTCAAAAATTTTTCCCTAATGAAATGAAAGAAGTTAGATTAGAAAATGGTAATCTCTTAGGGAATGATCCTCAGTTTATCAAAGCATTAGCTGGACTAGCAGAACACTTTTCTGAAGATAACATGACTGCAGAAAATGATTTGACAATGACTCCAGATGATGCTCAAAGAGAGATAGAAAAATTAACAGCACCAGGTACTCCATATTGGGATAAGAAACATCCTGGACACCAGGCAGCTGTGCAAGAAGTTTTCATGCTCCAGAATATGAAGCATGGGATAGCTCCAGAACAATCCGAATAGGACTCTGGTGACATTAGGAAAGACTGACATCTATCAGATGTAAAATGAAGATAAAACTCGAAAGAGATAATTTATCGAAGAAAGTAATAACAACAACAAATAAGAAAGGAACAGACAAAAATGTCTACACAAATAACTACAGCATTTGTAGAACAGTATAGTAACAACGTTTCTATGCTTTCACAGCAAATGGGTTCTTTACTTAGAAACGCTGTTGATGTTGAAACAATCAAAGGTAAGAATGCTTTCTTCGAACAGATTGGTGCAGTAACAGCTCAAGTAAGATCCACACGCCACGCTTCGACTCCACAAATTGATACGCCTCACTCTCGCAGACGAGTTTCACTCGCTGACTACGAGTGGGCTGATCTGATTGACGACTTAGATAAAGTAAGAATGTTAATTGATCCAACTTCTTCCTACGCTAAAGCAGCAGCTGCAGCGATGGGTAGAGCGATGGATGATGTTATCATTACTGCTCTAGGTGGTTCAGCAGACACTGGTGTTGCTGGTGGTACTTCAGTAGCTTTACCTTCTTCACAGAAGCCTTATTCTGCTTCTCAGACAGATGGTTTAACTATTGCTAAGCTATTAGAAGCTAAATATATCTTAGACAATGCGGATGTAGATCCATCATTAAAGAGATATTTCTTATGCTCACCAAAGCAGATCCAAGACTTATTAGCGACAACTGAAGTTAAGTCATCTGACTTCAACACAGTTAAAGCTCTTGCTCAAGGTTCAGTAAACTCATTCTTAGGATTTGAGTTCATTCCTTCAACAAGATTAAGTTTTGATGCTACAAACACAGACGATAGACTTTGCTACGCATTTACCGAAGATGCAGTTAAACTTGCTATTGGTAAAGACGTAACAGCTCGTATTGATGAAAGAGCTGACAAGTCATACGCTACTCAGGTCTACTATTCTATGGCAATCGGTGCAACAAGAATGGAAGAAGAAAAAGTAGTAGAAATCGCTTGTGACGAGTAATCTACTTAACCAGGGGGAGCTTTGCTCCCCTTGCTAGAAAGGATTAACGATGCCAGGTAAAGGTTTATATTACAACATTAACAAAAGAAAAAAGGCTGGAACATCCAGACCTAAATCAAAATCAACTATTTCTGACGAAGCCTATGCAAATATGAAAGCTGGATTTCCTAAGAAAAAGAAAAAAACTATGATAGGATAAATCATGCCATATTCAAAATATTCACCAAAACAAAAGAAACTTGCTGCAGTAGCGGGTGATCCAAAGAAGATTGAAGCTGCTGATCTAAAAAAAATTAGAAAAACAAAAAAGAAAACAATGATCGGATAAGATGCCTTTAAAAAAATATCAAAACAAAAGTGGTGGATTAAACCAAGCTGGTAGAGATTACTACAAAAGAACAGAGGGTAGTAATTTAAAACGACCAGTGAAGTCGGGAACAAATCCACGCAGAGTATCTTTTGCTGCTCGTTTTGCTGGAATGCAAGGGGGAATGAAAAAACCTAATGGAGAACCAACAAGACTAGCATTAGCATTAAGAGCCTGGGGTTTTGGTAGTAAAGAAGCTGCAAGAAACTTTGCTAATAGGCATAAAAAATCAAATAGAAAGACAATGATAGGATGACATCAACAGTAGAAATTTGTAACTCCGCATTAAATATCTTAGGTGCAAACAATATTACTGCATTAACCGAGGATAGTAAGAATGCTAGATTATGTAATCAACGATATGAGCCATTAAGAGATGCGGTCTTTAGAGAGCATACCTGGAATTGTTTAATCAAAAGAGTTCAACTAGCTCAAGATACAGCTAGTCCAACACACGAATATACATATCAATATCAGCTACCTAGTGATTGTATTAGGGTTTTGTCATTAGGTGGCTATCATGATGGATCATCATCTAATGTGGATGGTGGTCAAAAGTTTAAAGTAGAAGGTAGAAAGATATTAACTGATGAAGATACAGTTTATTTAATCTATTCAGCCAGGGTAACTGATCCCACACAATACGATAGCTTATTAATTGAAGCGATTGTGGCAAGATTAGCAGCTGAATTATGTTATGCGATTACGAGTTCTACCAGTCTAGCTGTTGCATTAAAACAAGATTATGCAGAAAAATTAAGATTAGCTAGACACGCAGACGCAACAGAAGGTACACCAGATTATATAGACAGTTCGACATTTATTAATTCGAGGTTTTAATGCCAAGACAAACTGTTGCTTATACCAACTTTACAGCTGGTCAATTATCCCCCAGGTTAGATGGAAGAACTGATTTAACCAAATATTATAATGGTGCAAAAACCATTAGCAATTTTACTATTCAACCACATGGTGGTGCAAGTCGTAGACCAGGTACAGCTTTTGTTCATGAAGTTAAAGATAGCTCAACTGCTGTAAGACTAATCCCTTTTGAGTTTTCAACAGTTCAAACTTATGTCTTAGAGTTTGGAGATCAATACATTCGTTTCTTTAAAGACAAAGGTATTATTACAGAAACAGCTAAGACAATAACGAACATCAGCCAAGCTAATCCAGCAGTAGTAACTTCTACCGCACATGGGTATACCAATGGGGATCATGTCATTATTAGTTCAGTTACAGGAATGGTGGAAGTCAATGGAAAGACTTTTAAAGTCGCTAACGCAACCGCCAATACATTTGAGTTACAGGATGTTGATGGGAATAATATCGACTCTAGCAGCTATACTGCCTATGCTTCTGGTGGTAGTGCTTTTAGAATTTATGAAATAACATCCCCTTATGCAGCAGCTGATGTTGCACAACTCAAGTTCGCACAATCCGCAGATATCATGTATATCTGTCATCCCAATTACGCAGTTAGAAAATTATCAAGAACAGGACATACATCCTGGTCATTAGATCAAGTAGAATTTAATGTTCCTCCATTCCAGGCACATAATGATACAACCACAACTTTAACATCATCTCATACAGGCGTAGGTGCAACTGCAACAATTACTGCATCATCAACAACAGGGATTAATGGTGGTGATGGATTTAAATCAACTGATGTAGGTAGAGCTATCCACATGAAAGATGGTCATCTCATTATCACTTCTTTTACATCAACTACTCAAGTAGTCGGAACAATTAAAGTAGATTTAGGATCAGCAACAGCCACTACAGATTTTGCCTTAGGATCATTTTCAGATACAACTGGTCATCCATCTAGTGTTACTTTTTTTGAACAACGATTAGTGTTTGCGGGTACAAACGAAGAACCACAAACATTATTTTTCTCTAAAGTAAATGAATATGAAAACTTTGATGACGGATATCATACCAGTGTTACTGATACTTCAGCGATGATTTATACGATTGCTTCTAATAAAGTTAATAGTATTAGATTTTTATCTGCACAAAGATCATTAATTGCGGGAACAGTCGGTGGTGAGTTTGTGGTATCTGCTTCGGGTACAACACAACCAATTACACCAACCAATATACAAATTCAAAGACAAACATCTTATGGATCTGCCAATGTCGATGCGATCCAAGTAGCAAATGTCACCATGTTCTTACAAAGAGCAAAAAGAAAAATTAGAGAATTAACTTATAGTTTTGACTTTGACTCTTATGTCGCTCCCGACATGACTATCCTGGCAGAGAATATTACTGAGTCTGGTATTAAAGAATTATCCTATCAACAAGAACCAGAAAGTATTTTATGGGGTGTAAGAGAAGATGGAAAGTTAGTCGGACTTACCTATCAAAGAGCAGAGGATGTAGTCGGATGGCATATCCATGAAGTAGGGGGTTCTTTTGGTTCAGATACTTTTGCTCATGTAGAAAATATTGCCACTATACCTGGAGATGCAGATGAAGATGATTTATACATGGTGGTAAAAAGAACTGTCAATGGATCTACAAGAAGATATGTCGAATATTTAACAAACTATGATTATGGAGATAGTATTACAGATGCTTTCTTTGTTGATAGTGGTTTAGCTTATAATGGATCTGCTACAACAAGTAGATCTGGATTAGATCATTTAGAAGGAGAAACAGTATCTATTCTGGCTGATGGTTCAACACATCCAGACAAAACAGTATCTAATGGAGCTATTACCTTAGATAGAAGCTCTACCAAAGTACAAATAGGATTAGCTTATACCAGCTTATTACAGACAATGAGAATAGAAGCGGGAGCTGCAGAGGGTGTAGCTCAAGGTCAAAC